GTGTGCCTCTTTACGTTCTGGTTTTTCATCACTCTTTTTACCCTTGTCCCTGCATATTTGACACGTCTTGGTTGGTTGACCATGTCGACCGATAAACTGATCGAGTGGTTGTTCTGCACGTGTACAATTTGAACATTTTTGCATTTNTTATTATATAGCAAGTCTNTTCTTTAAATTGATAGGTGGTCTAATTGTGAACATCGTGAAAATAATGCTAGACCTCCCCTAATTACTAAATGCCAAGCCCGATGGCACCCCCTGAGTTTCCCCAAGGGACGGACTGTATCTTAAGCCTCCTATAAAACTCAAAAATCTTTCATTTTTGAGATGGAAGCCGACACCCGTTCAGTCTCTGACGCCCCACCCTTCAAGGTGGTCAGCATGCGGATTGCCCAATCCATTACGATTATTACCATACCCAGGTTCCAATCCTGGCCACCAGTGGTTTTCACCACCTGGCTTGGTACGTAAGGCTCTAAGGGGTTTCCCGAACAACAAGGTGTCTCGCCGCTAGCAGTTACCTGCCGATTAGGTACTTTGACCTGTATCACGCGACTAGCAAGTGGATTTTTCTTCGGGTGGATGAAGCCCGACTCACTTACTTTTATGAGCAGTGGAGGTTTAGCAGCACGCTATGGCGTGGCCAAATCCTTTACCCATTCCAGACTGGATGCGCAGCACGTTGTAGTTGACGGCGAACATGCGCTGCTGCAGGGCAGACACACCTGGTTTGAGGACAACCTGGACCTGGGCATTGTCGATGCGGGAGAAGTTGCAGGTGCCGGTTGGCTGGTGCTCCTCTGGCTGCAGTGCGAAGGAATAGCAGTAAATGCCTGGGTAGGGGTTGCCGGTGTGGTAGTAGTATGGCTGGGTGATGTTGAAATACTTACCTGGCTGCTGGGAGAAGCGATCCTGGCCGTTGAGAATCAGCTTGAAGTTGTACAGGGGACCCACCTCGATACCCAGGGTACCTGCGGTCGTTGCAGCTGCTGCGGTGTATGAGGACACACCATCCTCGGACCACATGCAGTTGGAGCTGAAGACGTTGCCAACAACGCCGTTGGCACCCTGGTAATACCCGGTGAAGATGTGGGGGGTACCGATGATGTGGCCCTGAGCAAAGTTGTTGGTCAGNGAGAAGTAGTTCAGGTTGGAGGTGACGTTCACGTTGGCGCAGTTGGAGGAGAAGTTCCACATGGAGTTGTACTGGGTGGCTGAGCCGTAAGATGGGTTGGTGTAGCACCAGATCAGCTCCTTCACTGGGTGGTTGTAGGACAGGCGGATCAGAGCAGTCTGGGTGGTGGTACCGGTGGAGTTGGTGGAGGAGGTGTAGATGGTGTCGGCACCGGTGTGCTGGATCTGCTCAATCAGGTACTCGTGACCCTTCTGGGCGAAGCGGCGGCGCTCCTCGGTGTCCAGGTACACGTAGTTGCCCCACACCTCAAAGGTGGACTGGAAGAAGTTGCCAAACAGAGTGGACAGGTTGAAGTCCAGGCGAACCTCGTGGTACTGCAGAGCAATCAGTGGCAGATACAGACCTGGGTTGCGGTTGAAGAAGAACAGCAGTGGCAGATTGACACGGACGTCGTTGGCAGACAGACCGGTGACGTTCAGATTGGAGGGGGTGGAGTTCTTGCCCCACTGGTCCTTGTCTTGCTCAGACAGGAACACCTCGGAGTACAGACGCCACCAAGCCTGGTAGTGCTTGTCGATACGCTGACCACCGATGGTCAGTTCCAGATCCTGAATGGCACGCTCGGCGATCCAGTTGTAATCTGGGACGGTGTTGTTGGAGGTCTGGTACACACCGGTCGTCAGTGGTGCCAGGGACACATACATGTTACCGATCAGGTCACCGTTGCGGGCAATGGTTACGGAAACGCGATTGCCGGATGCAACAGAGCCGTTGACGGTCTGGATGATGTTCTCCATCGCAAAGTTGGTGTGGCGCTTGTAAACCGCCTGGAAGAAGGTCACCTTGGGTTGACCAGTCAGGTAAACATCCTGAGCACCGTAAGCAACCAGTTGCATTAATCCACCAGCCATTTTATAGTACGCCAAGAAAATAATTTCACGCGTCAAAATGCGCATAAAAAAAGAAAAGTGTACTATAAAATGTCCACTTCAAAGGAAGTGTCCAAGAAGCCAGCTGAAGAAATCATCGAACTCGATGGAGACGAAGAGGGGGACGAGGACCTGGAGGGGGACCTGGAGGAGATGAACATGGGGGAGGATCCTTTTGGAAACTACCTGGTGAATGAAGAGGGTGACAACATTGCCGATATTCTGTCTGCTGGTGTGAAGCAGATGGAGATGCAGAATAAGATTCTCATCAAGATTTTGACTGTGTTGTCAAAGAAGTAGAAGCTTAAAAATTATATTCGAGTATACATAAATGACAGACGAAGTTATTGACAAGTATGAAAAGTTGACTGGACTCACATCTCCCGCTGATAGTTATGTTTCAATTACAAATGCTTGCAATACATTTTTGACAAGTGATGAACTTGATAGCTATGGTTGTCCTGATGATGTAGACATGGAAAAAATTAATGAACGGAAAAGAAGGTTTCTCAGTGAATTGGTTGATGTGTATCATTCCATCTCATCCACAGACGAGGTTGCAGTTGAGCCTCAGGATGAACCCCCTGCTGTATGTCGGGTTAAACGTCTTATTGAACATATAGACGATCAGTATGAACTGCTATACAGATGGATTCGAATGCGCGAACGCAATAATCAGCCAACCATGGTTCCACTTCCCACCACATTCGACGGGTCAATTTTTAGGCTCGTGACCATGAATGCAGATGATGATCTCACCCCGCTTCAACAACTCATCCTGTACATGCTTGATAGTCTTCATAAGCAAAATTTCAAGAGGTACAAGGGGAATTGTTGTCAGCAGATTCTTTCAAACGGGTTCAACACACGAGCCTGGAGAATTATATCAGAAATTAAGGATTTTGTTTACGAAAATGTTCAGAAGGAGTTGAAGTATGACATGTGGAGAAACTCAACCGCCAAGTCTGGAAATGTGGCCGATTGCATAAAGCATCTATCCTCTTGCTTTGATTTACAATTTCCTGAGATTAAAAAGAATCGAAACGTCTGGTCATTCAGGAATGGAATCTATGACGGAACACATGATGTATTTTACAAGTACACCGACCCTGCTATAAATGGTTTGGATCGTTTCACAGTGTCTTGTAAGTTTTTTGATTTGGACTTTCCTGAAGAGACTCCCGAAGATTGGTATGATATTCCAACGCCACACTTTCAGAGCATTCTCGATTATCAAAAGTTTGATGAGGATGTTCAGCGCTGGCTCTACGTATTCGGGGGTCGCTTGTGTTTTGAGATGAATGTGAAGGATAGTTGGCAGGTTATCCCGTTTCTGAAGGGTATTGCCGGATCGGGAAAGTCTACAATCATCACAAAGGTTTTCAAAAAGTTTTATGAATGTGAGGATGTCAAGACTCTTTCAAACAACATTGAAAAGAAGTTTGGTCTCTGGAGCATCGATGGGTGTTTCATGTTTATAAGCCCGGAGGTCAAAGGAGACTTGGCTCTGGAGCAAGCGGAGTTTCAATCGATTGTCTCAGGGGAGGATATCTCAATTGCACGAAAGTGTGAAAAGGCGATAACCAAGGAGTGGAAAACACCTGGCATTCTTGCGGGAAATGAGGTTCCCAATTGGAAGGATAACTCTGGGAGTATTCAACGTCGCATTGTAACTTGGAACTTTACGAAACAGGTTATGAATGCAGATCCAAAATTGGATGAAAAATTGGATACCGAATTGGCGTGCATACTTTGCAAGTGTGTGAGAGCCTATAACGATTACACACGAAAATATGGATCCAAAGATATCTGGAGCGTTCTTCCAACATACTTCAAGGAGATGCGGAAGAAGATTGCTTCAAGCACAAACTCTCTTCAGCACTTTTTGGAATCGGAGAAGGTTACTTACTCAACATCACAGATGTTGTTGTTCGTCCCCCAAAAGGTGTTTTTCAATGCGTTCAATTCACATTGTCAAGAGAACAACTTGACGCGCCCTCGTGGATTCAACGAAGATACATATGCTGCACCATTCATGAGCAGGGATATAGAAGTCAAGATTGCGACTGTAAATTATCACGGAACCAATTTTACAAATCAACCAATCATCTACGGTCTCGATGTAAATCAACTCATTGAGGCTGAGATTTAGAGTACTCTTCAAACTCTCTACAAGCGAGTGTAATTCTTGGAAGTATGAAACTGTCCCAGTAGGTATCATCGCGTTCGATTGTTGTATAATCCATCTCGTCATCAAACCGCTCCACAAGTTTTGCACAATGAACATGTGGCAAAAGATAAAGATAGGCGTGCACCTGAATTTTTTCATACTCTTTCAAAGTGTGAAACAATTTATACTTTCTATTCTTTGTTTCAATAATAATCTTGGTTCCATCTGGGTGAATTTCCCAGCTATCAATTTTCCCATTGAGAGTATACATGTCGTTAATGTTTCGGTAGTATATTTTCTCGTCGTGTACCAGTTTTATCTCCTCCTCCTCCTTGACACTATTAACAAATTTTTCGAAATTTTTTAGCACCTTATCCTCATTGGTGATGCCATAATTTTTTGTTAGAGTCGACTCGACGTGTTGACAAACTTCCCTCTTTTGAGAAGTTGTTAAAACAGGATCGCTTTTAACAACATCTTGAGCTTCTTTAATTCTATCATGAAGTTCATTCGAATCCGCAGATGGAATTGTCATCATGGTTTCAACCTTTTGTGGAACCGGCACAGGTTTTTCGGGTTTCTTTAACATGTGATCAAAAACCTCCCTTTTTGAAACATAAGGATTACAACCGATAAAAGCTGCCAATCTCGATGCATTGAGTATGGTTCGCATTTATTTAGTTGTACCTCACGTCTTTATATCTCAATCTCACAAAGACCATTCT